AATATCTGGCATACCCACCGAAACCGAACTGGCAAATAGCGCAGTCTATTGGCTTTGAGAGAACAGCATTTCAAGAATTGCTAAATAATGCTATCCTAGCATTTGCAGAATTGTACAGAAATGGTCAATTAGTCGTAGAACGCTGAAAATTCGGTATTTTGACGGCTAAAACACGGCGCCTTACAACTGTTTAACATGGTATTATTGTATTATCGAAGAAAAACGGAGACAGCTCATTTTGTGGGTTGTCTTTTTTATGCACAAAAATCTAGCAACGAAGGAGGTGGATATATTGGGCTAAATCAACGACAAAAGCTATTTGCGGATGAATACTTGATATCTGGAGTGGTTTATAGTGCAGCGATAAAAGCGGGGTATTCTGAAAAATACGCTAAATCGAGAAGTCACGAATTGTTGGAAAATGTTGGTGTCAAAACTTATATCGAAGAGCGAATGAAAGAGCTCGAAAAGAAAAAGATTGCAAAGCAAGATGAAGTTATGCAAGTCTTTACTTCGATATTGAGACAAGAGCTGACAGAGGAAGTCGTTGAGCTTAACACTATGACAGGTCAATTCGTCAAAACGAAGAAACCTCCGTCTATTGCTGAAGTCATCAAAGCTGGTAGCGAACTGATGAAACGCTATCTGACTGCGAAACAATCTGAGAAGCTGGAGCTTGAGTTGAGAAAGCTAAGAGAACAGCTTGATAGCGGTGTTGAAGGTACAGTGAACCTCAATATTGTCAACGCATGGGAGGACATCCCAGATGGCAACGATTGATATTCAGAAGAATGTTAACCCGCATTTCAAATCGGTTTGGCAGTCTAACAAGCCTTACAACGTGCTAAAGGGTGGACGGAACTCTTTCAAATCATCGGTAATCGTGCTTAAACTGGTCTATATGATGATTAGGTACATCATGAGAGGCGATAAGGCAAACGTGGTAGTTATTCGGAAAGTAGCTAATACAATCCGTGACAGCGTGTTTAATAAGGTTCAATGGGCCATTAGTCTGTTTGGTCTGGATAACCAGTTTAGAGCCACTGTAAGCCCGTTTAAGATTGTTCACAAGCGAACTGGTTCTACTTTCTACTTTTACGGGCAAGACGACTTCCAGAAACTGAAATCAAACGACATCGGGAATATCATCGCAGTCTGGTATGAAGAAGCGGCTGAGTTTAACGACGCTGAGGACTTCGACCAGTCAAATGTCACTTTCATGCGTCAGAAACACGAAAAAGCTCCCTTTGTGCAGTTTTTCTGGTCTTACAATCCACCACGAAACCCATATAGCTGGATAAATGAATGGTTCGAAGATATCAAGACCAATGACAACTATCTAGCGCACTCAAGCACTTATCTTGATGATAAGTTAGGGTTTGTTACTGAACAAATGCTGGAGGATATCGAACGTATCAAACAGAACGATTACGACTATTACCGCTATTTATATCTAGGTGAAGCGGTTGGGCTTGGTAATCAGGTCTATAACATGAGTACATTCCACGCTATCGATAGCTTGCCAACGGACGATAGACTTATCGGGATATCATTCGCAATGGATACAGGACACCAGCAATCCGCTACGGCTTGCGGTGCTTATGGACTTACCGCAAAGGGCAATGTGATTCTGTTAGACACATTCTATTACAGTCCTGCCGGTCAAGTGATTAAGAAGGCGCCGAGTGAATTGACGGTTATGATCCATGACTTTATCGAAAAGATTATGAAGCAGTACCGAGTGCCTAAGCTTAAAATGACCATTGATAGTGCAGAGGGTGCGCTTCGTAACCAGTATTTCAAAGATTATAGGGAACGCTGGCACCCAGTGGCCAAGAAGAAGAATCAGACCATGGTTGATATGGTTATCAGTCTGTTAGCCGAGGGGCGTTTCTATTATCTGGATATACCAAGTAACAAGATATTCTACGAAGAACACAAAATGTATCGTTATGATGAAAAAACAATACACACAGACGACCCTAAAGTTATCAAGGAAGATGACCACACCGTCGATGAATTCAAATATTTCGTATTAGACAACGCTAGAGCGTTAGATTTGAAGGCTTAAAGGAGCTAATAATGGGAATAGTACAGACCATTAAAGACTTATTCACAAGGAGTAAATACGTTATGACAACGGAAAGTCTAACTAATATCACAGACCACCCCAAAATTGCCGTGTCTATCGCTGAATATGACCGCATTAGGGAGAGTTTGAAATACTTTGCCGGCAAATATCCGCTTATCAAGTACACAGATAGCAACGGCACACCTCAAAAGAGGGCGTTCAATCACTTGCCTATTGCTAGGACCGCTTCAAAGAAGATTGCTAGCCTTGTATTCAACGAACAAGCTGAAATCAAGGTGGATGATGCAGTGGCTGACAAGTTCATTCAAGAGCAGCTTAATAACGACCGTTTTACAAAGAACTTTGAACGCTACCTAGAGTCATGTCTGGCCCTCGGTGGTCTTGCAATGCGTCCTTATATCGACGGTGAGCAAGTCAGAGTGTCATTTGTGCAAGCGCCGGTCTTTCTGCCGCTACAATCAAACACGCAAGATGTTTCGAGTGCTGCTATCGTTACGAAGACCACGAAAGGTCAAGGTAAGAAAGTAATCTATTACACGCTAATTGAGCTTCATGAGTGGTCTAAAGATGGCAAATATACCGTATCAAACGAGCTATACCGTTCGGACAATCAAAACATTGTAGGCCAGAGGGTGCCACTATCAGAAGTTTATGAGGACCTAGAGGAATCAGTGGAATTGCACGGTTTAAGCCGTCCACTATTTACCTATCTGAAAGCCCCCGGCATGAATAACAAGGATATCAATAGCCCTCTCGGTCTTTCTATCTTTGACAATGCTAAGACTACGATTGATTTCTTAAACGAGACCTACGACCAGTTTCTGTGGGAGGTCAAAATGGGGCAGCGTCGTGTTGCTGTCCCTGCTCAACTGATTCAGCCTACCTATACAGAAGAAGGGGGCAAGGTTGTTGTTCGACATCAATTTGAAGTAGGTCAGAACGTCTATGAACAGTTCGATAGCAACGATATTGACGGCGGCGTTAAGATTACCGACCTTACTACACCTATCCGTTCAGAAGATTATATCAAGGCTATCAACGAGGGTCTGAGCTTGTTTGAAATGCAGTTAGGTGTGTCAGCTGGGATGTTTACGTTTGATGGCAAGAGCATGAAGACGGCGACAGAGATTGTCAGCGAGAACTCGGACACTTATCAAATGCGCAACAGTATTGTCTCACTGGTAGAACAATCACTAAGAGAGCTAATCATATCTATGCTAGAGCTTGCTAAAGCTTACGGCTTATATAGCGGCTCAATCCCAGAGATGGAAGCTATCAGCGTTAACCTTGATGATGGTGTCTTCACAGACCGAAACGCAGAGCTTGATTACTGGATAAAGGTGGTTAACGCAGGCTTTGGAACTGACACAATGGCTATTGAAAAAGTCCTTAACGTGACACCAGAGGAAGCCAAGGCAATCAAGGCAGAAATCAACGGCAACACCATTGAAGAAGCCAACAACGATAGAAGCTTAGAAGATAAGTCGATATATGGGGAGTGATAACTTATGGCGGATAAGAAACCAATCAAGCTAAATGATCAGCAGCTAATGCTAGACGCTAGCCGTGTTGCCGACATCTATCATCAAATGACAATGGACTTATTCGACCAAGTTGTTGACCGTATCAGAGAGCGTGGCAGTGCTAGCCTTGAGGATAACCCTTATATCTGGCAGATTGAGAAAATGAGTGAAATGGGCTTGCTCAACGATGAGAATGTCAAGCTTATCGCTGAAAGGTCCGGAGTAGCTGAGCAACAGTTACGCTACGTCATTCAAAACGAAGGCTACCAGATATATAAGGACACCAAAACCCAGCTATTAGATTCAATGGGCGGTGGTGACTTTGTGGATAACAATCTTATCCAGATTAATTTAGCCAACTACGTCAATCAGACTATGGGAGGCATCAACAACCTTATCAATACCACGCTGCCAGTCAGTGTCAGAAAGGTCTATCAGTCCATAGTCGAGGAAACAGTGGCCAAGGTTGTCACCGGGGTTATGAGCCCTAACAAAGCCGTTTCTACTACGGTTATGAAGTGGGCTGAAAAAGGCTTCTATGGTTTCACAGACAAGCAAGGGCAACGGTGGAGAGCTGACACATACGCTAGGACGGTTATTCGCTCAACATCATGGCGGGTTTACCGTGAAGCTAGAATGGCACCAGCCGAGGAAGTGGGCATCGATACATTCTATTATTCGATGAAGTCAACAGCCCGTGAAATGTGCGCCCCATTGCAGCATCAAATAGTTACGCATGGCCCTGCTAGGACGGAGAAAGGTGAACGTATCTATTCACTATCCGATTATGGGTTTGGTAGCGCAGGCGGTTGTCTTGGTATCAACTGCCGTCATGAGATAACACCGTTTGTGGTAGGTGCTAACTACAAGCCAGACTTACCGGAACACCTAAAGGACCTAACACCAGAGCAAGCAATAGAGAACGCCAACGCTCAAGCTAAGCAGAGAGCTATAGAACGCTCTATCAGGAAGTCTAAAGAGTTCCTTCATGTTGCTAACAAGCTAGAGGATGACGAGCTAATAAGCAAGTACAAGGGGCAAGTTAGGAAACAGCAAGCAGCTATGAGGGACTATCTGAAACGTTATCCATTCCTATATCGAGATTATTCGAGAGAGAGGTATTATGATGACCCATTCAACCAAGCTAAAGCAGCAATCGAGCTGCGGAAACAACAGAAAAAGAAAGCTGGTGATCCAAAATCTTGACTGATAGGAATTAGACTATCATGACCTGTCAAATGTCGTAAAACTGGGCTAATACAGTCCACCGGACGTAAAGCAAAGGAGTTTTAAGTATGAGTTTAAAACGTGACATGTTAGTTGAAGCTGGTATCACAGACAAGAGTGTGATTGACAATATCATGCAAGCGTACGGGGCAGGTATTGAGAACGCTAAATCACAAGCTAAGTCTGAGCTGCAAGCTGAAAACGACAGCCTTAAGCAACAACTTGAGCAACAAAGCCAAGCGCTCGAAGACTTGAAAGCTAAAGAGGGAGCTAGTGAAGAAGCTAAGCAACAATTAGCGGACTTACAAGCTCAATTTGACACTTACAAGACTGAGAATGAAGCCAACCTTGCGCAAGTTAAGAAGACAAATGCGGTAGCTTTGGCATTGAAGGACGTAGGAGCTTATAACTCTGAGGACCTTATGAAGTTTATTGACCTAGACAAGATTGAACTAGGTGAAGACGGGAAACCAGTCCTAGAAGAAACTATCAACGGTCTTAAAGAGTCTAGCCCTTACCTTTTTCAAGCTCAAAGCGAGCCGCAAAACCCTAATATCACTTTTCCAGGCAATCCGGCAGCGGACGCTGGGCAAGATATTAGCGCAGAAGATAAAGCCCTATTTGAAGGCTTTGATAGCGTATAAAAAGAAAAGAGGTATTTAAAACATGGTTGTTAACTACGCACAGAAATTTGACAACAAAGTTGATGAACGCTTCACAAAAGAAGCTCTTTCAACTGGTATCATTAACCAAGATTTCGACTTTACCGGTGTTGACACAGTTAAGGTGTATTCTGTTCCTACATCACAAATGAATGATTACACAACTAGCGGTGTCAATCGTTACGGTACAGCGGATGAACTCGGTAATACTGTTCAAACAATGGTATTGAAGAAAGACCGCTCATTCACATTCACCATTGATAAGAAATCAGAACAAGACACAAACGGCGTGATGGAAGCTGGTAAAGCTCTTGCCCGTCAGCTTTCAGAAGTTGTTATCCCAGAAATCGACACATACCGATTCGCAACTATTGCAGGCGGTGCTGACACAGATAACATCGTTACAGCAGCAGTTACAAAAGATAACGCTTATGAAGCAGTGCTTGACGGTCAAATCAAGCTTACAGAAGCATTTGTTCCAACAGCGGGGCGCGTGCTTCACGTATCTTCTAAGTTCTACAAACTTATCAAACTTGACCCTGCATTTGTTAAACAGTCTGATCTTGGACAAAAAATTACAATCAATGGTCAAGTCGGTATGATTGACGGCATGCCAGTAGTTCTTACACCGGGCCGCCTTCCTCAAGGTGTCGAGTTTATCATCGCTCACCCAGTAGCTACTACATCACCAGTTAAGCTTGAAGACTACAAGATTCACGATAACCCACCAGGAATCAACGGAAAACTTGTTGAAGGACGTATCCGTTACGACGCTTTCGTTTTGGACAACAAGAAGAAAGCTATCTACGTCCACAAATCAGCCTAATAGGGGGTAACTATGGCAGCTAAGAAGGAAGAAAAAACAACAGTAAACGGCGTTGTCTTGACCAAAGATGGCGTAAGCTTCACAGCTACCAACGACGTCGCTGTTTCAGCATTTCTTAATCTCGGTTACGAAATCGAGGAATAAACTAGAAGGCGGATAATACACCGCCTTTTTTATATGGAGGTGGTTAAAATCGCTTATCTAACTGAAAACGAGTTTAAAGAACTTGGTTTTGATGAGGTCGAAAACTTTGAAAAGCTACGAGCTAGAGCAGAATTGGCTATCAATATGTTTATTAGAAACCTCTATGACTTTGTTGATTTTGAAAAAGAACTGGAATATCGAAAGAAGGCCGTCAAATTAGCGACGGCTTTTCAAATTGCATACTTGGATTCTAGCGGCATCATGACCGCTGATGAAAAGCAATCAGTTTCTAGTGTATCGCTAGGGCGTACCTCTATCAGCTATAAGAGTACGGCTAAAGTGTCCACTGAGGGTAGTCGGTATAATCTATCTCTTGACGCTTTGAACGTTCTTAAAGGGGCAGGATATGGCTATAAGGGGGTATGTTATGACCGTTATTGATAAACGGATGCTAGTTGACGCTGTCACAATCAAAAAGCTAACGGGTGAAACAGACGTATGGGGAAAAGTAACATATGATGAGCCCACAACCCTAAAAGCCGTTAGATTTGATAGGCAGTTCAATGTTAGCGGGTCAACTAACAATCGTAGCGAATCAAAACCCAGCGTTTTATTTGTCTATCCGAAATATTGCCCAGTGGTTATTAATGAAAGTTTTGAGAATGGCTTGATTAATGACGGGGAACGTGATTATAAGATTCGTTCCATTATTCCAGTCTACTATCCAAGACAAAACAAAGTGTTTTGCTATGAAATCGAGGTGATCTAATGGGTGCTAATGTAACCGTTAAAGTTGACTTGCAAGGTCTCGAAAAGAAATGCAGTCCTGAAGCGGTCAAACGTGGAAAAGTTGCCATGATTGGTCAAATGATTACAGACATGCAGCCATTCATCCCTCGTAGAGATGGGACTTTGAGTGCTAGCGGTTCAGCTTTTAGCGATGGCATTAAATATCCGGGACCTTATGCAAGAGCTCAATTCTATGGGTCTAGTTACAACAAAAATAGAAGCTTCACTTTCAGCAAATACACTACACCCGGAACTGGCAAGCGGTGGGATAAGAAAGCTATTCCTAAGCATGGTAAGAACTGGGGCAAAGTCGCCTTACGAGCTATGGGGGTTAACTAATGAACGACAACGATTTTTCAGAAGTTCTCGCAAACTTCATCAATACGCTTGGACTGCCGTTGAAATGCAAACTTGATTATCTTTCAGAAGACGAAAGTCTTTCAGTCTATCCCTTGCCCGGCGGCAAAGTGGAAGACGAAGACATGGCTGGCACCCAGATTCTATCGCTACCGTATGAGATAGCTATTAAATCGAAGGACCAGCAAAAGCTAAACGCTATTCTTTGGAAAATAAACACTGAGCTTTCCAAAATCGGATTTGAGTTACCAAGTTCAAATAATTCATACACATTCTTAGCCTTGACCGTCGAGACACCGAGTTTAAACGATGCCGACGAGCAGGGCTTTTATATTTACTTGCTTGATTTGCAAGCAAGACTAGAAGTAGAAAGGAGCCTTAACTAAATGGCTAAATATAAAAATGCGATTCGCAAACACTATATCGCACCTTACGACCCAGAACATCCAGACACTCCACCAACTGATGACAAGTATATGTGGATTGCTAAAGGTGTCAAAGAAACTTCACCAGAAAACGATGAAGAAGACGATGACGTTGCTTATTTCGACGGTGATGGGACCAAAGAGAAAGTTATCACTTCAAAATCTCGTGGACGTTCGTTCGAAGGTCACCGCGAATATGATGATAAAGCTCAAAACTTTATCGCTGGCAAGGAAGATGACTTGGCTGATGAACTGGTCGTTTGGTACAAAGAAGTAGTGCCAACAGGCAAATATTACAAAGAAGGCCTTGGACGTTTGTCTGGAATCGAAATTGGTGAAGGTGAAGCGCATGAACTTGAATCAATCAAATTCCAAGTTAACTGGTCACGCAAGCCAGAGAAGCACGACATCACTGCATCACCAGTCGCAGCCGCAGCAGTAGCCGGGGCTGGTTCAGAAACTTCTGGACGTGCTGCCCGTTCTGGTGCATCATCAGAAACTGGTACACCAGTCGTAGGCGGATAATCTAACTAAATAAAAAACAAGATAAGACAACTAAGAGGGTGGGGTTTAGCCCTTACCCTCTTTTTTCGTATTAAAGGAGAATAACAAACATGGTAGTAATTAAAAAACGTAGCAATGTCATCCCTGTAGATTTCGGTGAGTTCCAACTTAATTTCCCAATGTCAGATAGCAATATAAAGCGCATGGAAGAAGTCGGGAAAGAATTGGAAGCTAGGAGCCTAGCGATCCAAGGTACAGACAACAAGACTGCAATTGATGCGGCAACGGAGTTTGTGAAAGAAGGTTTTACACAAATCTTTGACGATGAAGAAGCATTTAATCTTGTCTATGCGTTTTCGGGTGAATCAACAAATATCGCCATGTTCTATCTGATTGAAACTATTACCGGCATTCGTTCTGAATTTGAGAATCAAAACTCAAAGGCAGCCTTCGATAAATATTTGGCTGAGTAATCATGCTAGATCTATCACGAAAACTAACGGATAAGTTAGTAATCGATGATAAAGAGTACGCCCTAGATTTGTCTTTTGATACCGTCCTAAAAATGTTTGAAATGATGAGGGATGAAGATATACCAGAGTATGTCAAACCGCATTTCGCTATTCGGATGTTAATCAGCCCTAGCCTTGAAGGTGAGACCAGAGAGGAAAAAGCCAAGGCGTTTAACGACGCTTTTGAAGGTTACTCTATTGAGGAACTATCAAAGGTTTTCAAATCAGTATTTGAAGAACACATAAGCCTAGCAGACGTTAAAGACAACCATGTCGAGTATGACTTAGCAGGAAACCCTATGAAGACCACAGCAAGCAATGGCAAGCAAGAGCAGGCACCTTATGACATTCGCTATGACGGTGACTATATCTATGCGTCATTCTTGCAAGCCTACGGCATTGATTTATTCGATGTTCAAGGCGAACTGCACTGGAAGAAGTTTAACGCTCTACTTTCTGGACTTCCAGAGGGTACGAAGTTTATGGAAGTTATCAAAATCCGGAAATGGAAACCACAAAAGGGCGACTCAGCCGAGTACAAAGAGGAAATGCGTAGGCTTCAGAAAGATTATGCTCTCCCTAACGAAGTAATCGAGGAATATGAAGAAGAATTTTAGAAAGGAGGGATAATCTATGGCAGATGGCACAGTCACCATCAAGGCGTTGTTTGACGGAAAAGACGCTGAAAGTGGGGCTAAACGCATCAAGGGAGCTTTGGAAGGCTTGAAAGGTTCAGCTGGTAAGGTTGGTTCGGTGTTTAAGTCTGTATTAGGTGCTAACTTAATCGGTGGGGCTATCATGGGCGGTATTAGTGCCCTTGGTAATGGCATGAAGTCAATGGTTGGTGAGCTTAACAGCTCTACTAAAGCGTGGAAGACCTTTGAAGGCAACATGCAACAGATTAACATGCCTACCGACCAAATCAAGCAAGTCAAAGGCGAGTTGCAGGATTTCGCTACCAAGACCATCTATTCAGCGTCTGACATGGCTTCTACTTACTCACAGTTAGCGGCAGTTGGGACGAAGAATACGACGGAACTCGTTAAAGGTTTCGGTGGTCTTGCGGCAGCGGCAGAGAACCCACAGCAAGCCATGAAGACCTTGAGCCAACAAGCAACCCAAATGGCAGCTAAACCAAAGGTTCAATGGCAAGACTTCAAACTCATGCTAGAGCAAACGCCTGCAGGTATTGCAGCCATTGCAAAAGAAATGGGCATGAGTACCGCTGAAATGGTCCAAGCAGTCCAGGATGGCAAGATTAAGACAGAAGACTTCTTTGACGCTATTGCTAAAGTTGGTAATAACGACACTTTCAGCAAGATGGCCACAGAGTTCAAGACTGTTGACCAAGCTATTGATGGGATGAAAGAGTCCTTAGCGAATAAGCTAATGCCACAGTTTGAAAAACTCAATCAGATTGGTATCAAGGCAGTTGTTGGACTAACTGATGCACTCGAAAGAGTTGATATCAATGGAATTGCTGACAAGATTGGCAGTGGGTTGTCTTCGCTTTGGAAAGGCTTCTCAAATACAGGAGCCTTGAAAAATCTTGGTGCTACCTTCACTTACATTTCAAGCTCAATCAAGCAACTATTCAGCAAGATTGACGGTAGCAAGCTAATGCAGGGCATTGGCTCGGTATTCGGTGACATTGCTAACGGTGTCTCAAAAGCTCTAAACATTGCCACGACATCAGTCAGAAGTTTCATCAGCTCATTTGCTGATACAGGAGCGTTTCAGTCATTCAAAGCGGCGGTGCAAGATACTTGGAACGCTCTTAAAACTATCGGTTCATCTCTTGGCGAGGTGCTGGGTAGCTCACAAATGCAGTCGATTATTGCAGGCATTGGCTCAGCTCTTGGAACGCTAGTTAACTGGATATCTCAAGTCGTTTCAGCAATTTCTAGGTTTATCAGCTCAATACCGCCGGGAATCTTAAACGGTATCACTAGCGGTATTTTGGCAATGGTAGCAGGTTTCATGACTGCCAAAGCTGGTATTTCAGCGGTAGGTGTTGCATTGAAAGGTTTGGACTTCATCCAGAGTCTAAATCCATTCAAAAAATTCGGAGAGGATGCAGCAGAAGGAACAGAGCAAGCTGCCAACAGCGCTAGACGTTCTAAGTCAACTATTGCTCAATTGTTCAATGGGATGTCAAACGTCATAAAATCGTCTGGGAATGCGATAAAAGGAGTGTTGACAGCCCTGCTCAAAGGCATTGCCGAGACCTACAAAGGTTTTGGGCAAGGGTTGAAATTCGCCTTACAAGGTCTTAAAGGACTAAGTTCAGCTCAAATACTTTCATTCGCTACTGGTATTGCTATCGCAGCAGTCGGAATCGGTGCAGCGATTGCATTGATTGTGGCTTCATTCTCACTACTAGCAAGCCATGCAAGCGGTGTTTCACAGATTATCGGTTCTATTGGCTCAGCGTTCGGAACTGTTGTTGAATCTATTGGTAAGGCAGCTGGGTCTATCGTTGAAGCGTTTGGTACGGCATTCGGTATCGTCATTAAGGCAGTCGGTGAAGCTGCACCAGGACTCGCCAAACTTTCGCCATTGGTTGAAGCTATCGGCACTGCTCTAGGCAATGCAGCTCCAGCTATTACGGCGTTTGGGAATGCTTGGACGTCTATTTTAGGGACGTTGCCAGCTATCATTGACGCTTTTAGTGGTTTGGCTACCGCTCTAGGTTCTGCGATTAGCCAGATAGTTACAGCAGTAACTCCGATTGTCCAAATTATCAGCGACACAATCACGGCAGTAGCCCAGATAATCGCTAACGCTATTGTGGCAATCGCACCGGTTATCTCAAATTGTATTGTTCAAGTTGCTCAAGTAATCGGGCAATTCGGACCACAGATTGCAATGGTTTTACAAGTAATTGTCCAAGCTATCCAAGCAACGGCACCAGTCATTATGACCTTGATTCAAGGCATCGTTACAGTCGTTCAAACAATGGCACCGGTAATTAGTCAAGTGATCTCTGCCATTGTTACGGTTGTTCAGACTCTCGCACCTATCATTACCCAAATCATTTCAGCGATCGTTACAGCTATCACTCAAATCGTACCTATCATCACGGCAATCGGTGGTGTGATTAGTGCTGCATTTAGTGGTATTGCATCCGTTGTGTCAGCGGCAGGAATGGCAATTGCTACCGCTGCAATGGGTATCGGTACAGCTATTAGTACGGCGTTGAGTGGTGTAGCTAGCATTATCAGTGCTACTGGTTCAGCTATCGGAGCAGCATTGCAAGGTATTGCTAGCGTAGTGCAATCGGTCGGGACATCAATCAGTACAGCGGCGCAAGGTATCGGAAACGGCATTAAGTCGGCGTTTGAAGGTGTTTCAAGCGTTATTACATCCGCTGGTAGTGCAATTAGTAGCGTATTGAATAGCTTGGCTAATGTGTTCAACTCAATCGGTACGGCTGCTCAAAAAGCGGGTTCTGGATTCAATCAATTGGCAAACGGTGTGGTTAAGATCACCAACACAAACCTTGGAGACATGGCTGCATCTCTTGCAGCAGTCGCTAAAGGTGTCGGTTCTATTGGTAACAACTCAGCAGGACTTGCTCAAGCTGGTACTGGTATGACTAAGCTCGGAGATGGTATGAGTAAGGTATCAAGTTCAGCGTCTAGCGCTGTATCTGGATTGACATCATTCTCTAGCACGATTACAAGCATTCAATCGTCATTCACAAACCTACAATCACTACTCACTACCGCTGGTACTGCGTTCAGTACGTTCTCTAGTCAAGCTAGTCAATCGCTAGCTGGTTTAACGGCTATTGTAGCTCCTATCACTGCGTTTAGAACGCAAATCATGACACTGGCGCCGGCCTTGATGGTTGCTGCGACTGGTTTAACTCAGTTCAGTACAGTTTCAATGACATTGACTGCTAGCATGACTTCTATCAGCTCAAGCATGACTATGTTAACTACTAGCTTAACTATGTTAGCTACTCAGCTAACTATGATCACTACTAGCATGACCATGATGGCTACTAGCTCAACTATGCTAGGTACTAGCTTAACGCTTGTAGGTACGCAATTCATGATGATTGGTACTTCGTTGACCATGCTAAACACTCAATTCATGATGTTTGCTACTAGCTTGATGCAAATGACTAGCCAACTTATGATGGCAGGCTCAGCAGTGACCATGTTTGGTGCTCAGCTCATGACCGCTCAGACTGGTTTCAGCATGGTTTCCATGATGGCTACCATGGTATCTAGTCAGCTTGCTATGCTTGCTAGCTCAGCCCAAATGGCAGGAGCAGGGCTTGCAATGGTAAGTGCTCAAGTCATGATGCTTGCTAGCGTATTCGCTACCGTTGGGGCGGCAGCAATGACATTGCAGGCAACGATGATGTCAGCGGTTCAAGCTGTAACGTCTGGGGCTATGCAAATGACTGCAGCTCTACGCTCTAGTGGTATGCAAATGGTCGCTAGCACACAAGCCTTCATGAATCAAATCGTGTCAGCGGTGAGAAATGGCATGAACCAAGTCGTTGCTGCAGTGAGAACAGGCGGCGCTCAAATGGTTTCAGCCATGCAGTCAAGCGGACAACAATTAGTTGCAGTTACTCAAGCAGCGGTTAACCAAGCAGCAGCCGCAGCCCGTAGCGGTTACGGTGCCTTCTTTGCAGCCGGGGCTTACATCGGTCAAGGGCTAGCAGCAGGTATGAACTCAGCTCTTGGAGCAGTTACAGCGGCAGCTAACGCCCTTGTAGC